ATTGGATGCCATACTTATCATCGATATCTAAGTATAGAAAGAAGTCGCCATATTTACACATCGTGCGAGCCCAACCAAAAAGGTTATAATTGAGATTCAAAATACTATCAAAGAGGACGTTAAGGACCGCTGCGATTTCTTCGTTCGGACATTTAACATTTAACATTGGACGCAACTCAGAATAGGTCGTCATCTCGTCTGCATAAATATCTAATGTCGAGGCAATCTCCGGCATGTACTCCATCTGGTCAAAATCAACATAACGCTCTGAACGGCGCTGATTAGAAATAGCACTTACCCCAATACTATCTAAGGGGCTGTAGAGTGTCTTTTTGAACTGCTGACCTGACGCTGATTTAAATCGGGATGAAAATCTGTCTAGGTGCTGGCGCCTGATTCGGCGGCCAGATTGAGACCGATAGCTAACAATCGGACCTGAAAAAAGCCTAGTTAGAGCTTTAAATAATCCTGATTGACTATTAGCTGGGTTGTTTTTTGGTGGGGTGCGTGCCATTTAATTTCTCACTTAATAATCCATTTATATTGTTCATAAAGCTCTTGTGCGTCTACCATCTTAGCATCCAGCGCATTGTCTCTTTCGTAGCCATGCTGACCAGATACTTGGGTATTCATCGTTGTCCTGGTTGTAATAATTGCATCTACAAACGCTCGTTGATAGTTTAAATCGCGAGCGTTCACTTGAAGGGCAGTATCTCGCACCCAACATGCAATTGCTAAGGCCATAATTAAATCATCATTATATCCTTTCATGGCTTGAGCTTTACCGTTTTTCCAAATAAAAGTTTTCATTTCATTAACTGTCCGAGATGAATACACTTTAATTAGTTTATTTCTTATAAACTCTTCTAATTTTGCAATTATTAAGGGTCGAGTCTTCACAGTAGTGGAGAAGCCCGGGATAGCAGAAGAATGAGCTTCCGCTTGATACTGCTCAATATATTCATGTGTTGACTTTATGGAATAATATATGTTAGGATAACCGTATTCTATGAGTTTGTCAAGTACTGTGTAACCAATATTATTATTTTCCACTACCAACATGGCGTCTCCAAACTCTCGGCCGACTTGATTAAGCATGTTTGCATATAAGTCTGGTGTGACCTTGCCTTGATATTCTCCAATAATTTCAAGTGTTTCTAGTTTTAATATATGAAAAGCAGAAAAATCGGCGCCGTCGCCACGAGACACATCGACTACCAATAAATAAGTACAGGTAGGATCAAACTCTTCCCAAATCCAAAAATTACGATCAAACCCAGTACGATGTTTTGGTTCTTTAACATTGGATAATAACCACGCCATACATTCAGAATCTATAACTGTCTCTCCGGAAGTATTGAAATTACATTCTAGTTCTTGTGCAATCTGGCGTTTAGACATATTTTGAGTTTCTTTAGTATACCATTGGATATCACGATCTGGATGCACGTCCCATGACAACGTTGTAAGATTAAAGTTATTTGCGCCAGCTTCGGCATCTATGCAAGTTTTATGAAACCAATTTCCTACACCATTAGGAGTTGACAAAGCAATACACCGGCCGCCTGTAGATAGTGTAGGATATAAACCAGTCCACAAATCTTCCAATCCTTCGATGTGGGCGGCCTCATCTAATACCAAAAGCGACAAAGCTTCCGAACGACCAGCATCGCCGGAAGTGGAAGCTGCTTTAATGGACGAACCATTAGACAGTTCAAAAGAAGTGCGGTTGTCTACGCTAATGGTGGCAATCTTTAGCCAGTCCGGGACAACGCGCATGATGCCTTTAACTTTTTTGACAAGGTTGCCTGCTGTGGCAAATTTGGTGGCCATTACGAGAATGGCCTTGTCTCGATGGAAAAGCATCATCCAGACAATATAGCCAGCAGTAATGGTAGAAATGCCCAACTGCCTAGCTTTTAAAATCACGTTAAAACGATAATCGTTAAAACTGTTTAGTAACTCATCTTGAAAATCATAGGTGTCAAACAAAATTAGACCGTGCATCGGATGAGAGATACGAGCATAGGTCTTAAGAAAGTAAGATGGATCTTTGCCGCATTTTAAAATCTCTTGAACTCGCTGTTTCTTGTCTAGTTGAAAGCTCATTCATCATCTACGATTTCTATATTAAGGGATTCTTCTTTCACGCGGGGTGTCTCTGATCCTGTCGGAACTTCTTCTTCGGGGGATCCTTCAATAGCAGTTGCTCTCGCAACTTCTTCCATAATGATCTCTTTAAGTCGTGCAATTGAAATTTTCATTTTTCAACCTCCGACCCTTTCTTTCGTGTGTCGTTCTTAGGACGCTTTCCCCAGCCCCCTTGACTTAAAAACTTTTCCCAACTGCGTTCGGCTGGGGCCTCAGAACCAGTTTCTAGGTTCATCTGTTCACTCAGTCCACCAATTTTATAGTGCTTTTTAGCGACCACCCAGCTACGGACCCGCGAAGAATTTTCGACTCGAATATCGATTTCTCCTTCTGCGGTCAACGTAACAGAGTTTCCTGTAATCTTCTTATATTCTTTCTTGATCCATCCTGCGATGTCCGCAAGGCGCTGATCGGTATCTCCTTCAAAGCCGGAAGCATAAACTTCCTTTAATTGAATCTCGGATTGATAACTCAGACACATCATGTCACCATAAAACTTCACGTTAAAGCCGTCCATGACTCGTTGATCAATAAGAGCATCACCCTCTTCTCTACGAAGGATTCCAGGCTTGTCGGGTTCATAATCCTCTCCTAGCGCGCCGTCATATGAGTTTGCGGCTGCTTGTGCTAGTCCTTGTATGATTTCATAAATTGTTGCCATTACTTATTTCCTTTTGGTCTCCAACCTTTTTCCCATCTTTCCTCTCTACCTTCCACATATTGAATGTAACAGTTGTAGCAACATTCATATTTTAGAAAGCAAACGTCGTCTGCTGTTTTTTTCATGGAAGAAGAACACACCATACAACGTTGTAAAGAATCTCTATTAAATAGTTTCTTTGATACCTTTATACCATTTACATCTATTTTCTCTTCCCACTTCTTATTCTTCTCGTTCTTCTTATAAAGCTCGCGCATTTGATCGAGGTATTCTTTTTCTTTGGTCTCGTCCCAATTTGCACGAGGGTTTTGAATAGCCTCGTCTCCATATTTTTTGGCAATCGCTTGTTCAATTGCTGCAATCTTATTGAAATCTTTATTCTTCATTGAACAATCTATAGGCTCCATATGTTGCGGCGACACCGACAGCGACACCACTAACAGCCCATATCCAATTATTGCGTGGAGACTGTCTCAATAGAGATCTTTGAAGATGATTAATCTCTTCATCCTTCTGAAAAACAAGGAGGCTCATTTCTTCATGCAATGCATTATATTGAATCTCCCAATTCCGAAGCTCTAACTCATAGCTCGCGGCTTCGACTGAAAGCTCATATTTAATTCGTGCTTGGCATACAAGATTGGCGGTTGATTGGCGCGCCAGTATTTCAGACAATGCCGGGACATCGAATAGCACGCCTTCAAATGGCGCGCATTGTTGCTGTCCCAAAAATGTAAACTGGCCGGCATCTGAGGCTTCCGCTGGTCCGGACAACATTAATAATAGACTAAGGAACATAATCAAATCCGTACATCAACATTATAGATTCTGCTAGCGCGTCAGGATCCTGAGAGAATTGGCGGCCATATTCTCTTTTTCGGTTCTCGATTGCTTCCAACAATTCGTCTTGGCTTTCTTGATAGTCTCGCTCTATTTGATCTAAGGTATCTTTATAAGTCTGGAGTGACTCTTCCATATCTGCCATTTGCTTCTTGTGAATCTCCTGCAAGCCTGCTAGTTGTGCTTGCAGTGATTGTTCAGAAGCTTCGTAGGCGGCTTGCATCTGCTTATAGTCAAAGCGCATTTTGCCCACGACCATAAGCGAAAGAAGAGCGATTAAAACACCCTTCCAGTTATGGACCATAAACTGTATTACTATCTTCTGCAGGGTCATTTAAATCCCTTCAATCTCTCGACAATATCGACTGCGGCTTGCGTACCTACGAATATAGCACTGATGATTACCCAGTCGCTGCTTGTAAGATATCCAGCAAATGCTAATGCAGACGCAGTTATCCATACCAATAATTTACGAGATGTAAGCTTCAGCAACCACGTATCAATAAAGCCTTTGTGTTCTGCCATTAATGATTCCAGAGCCACCAACCTAGAGCAAGTCCATCAAGCCAGACCAACCCGACTAATAGCCACCAGCTAAGGCGATTGGCTCCGTCGACAACTTCCTGCCACAAAGACCATCCGACATCGAGTACTACGTTCCACACATTTCCGGCGGCAGTGACGGCGCAGTCCCATGCCTTTCTTAATAAGTTCATTTTATTTACCTCTATTTTGTGCTTTTATGCTTTTTACGCATTTCTCATATTTTTCTTCATCTTCTCTTCCGACAGAACTAGTGCAAATGGCCCAAGGATTATTCTTTTCCTCTTCTTCTAAATATGTCTCAAGCTCTTCTTTAATATATTGAGCCAGTTGTGGTTCTTGTTCGAGTTCACCACCTTCCATTCTTTTAAGTTCGTTTGCCAACTGTTCAGTCTCATCTAAATCAAATCCATATCTATCAATCAGTTGGATCAATATTGATTCTACTTCATAAGGCATTCCTTGTGTAAAGTGGCGTACTGCGCTTACTTGTCCTTGATTAGCTTCACGTAAATTGTGCTGCCCCATGTGAACTTTTAAATCTTCTTTAATTACTTTTCCTAATACTTTCTGCAACCATGAAGGTTTATCGACTGGGGGGCCCATCTCCATGGATTGTGTCGGGGCTTTGGCGGCCGCATTGACCAATTCCCACGCCAGAATATCAATTGCCCGTTCCCCCACGTCTACATTAAAACTAGCTAAAATCTGGATGGCTTGGCGACGATATTCTTCAGGGGGTTGTTGAGGTGGCGGAGACCCTGTGTCTTCTTCTGCCTGCCAACCCCCCGCGGGGCCGCCTAAAATAGTATCTGCCCTTAGATCATCGGGATCCTCTTCTGGTTCTTTTAGGTCTTCAAGCTCTTGAGCGGCCAAAGTCTTGTGAGGGTTTAACTCAGAAAGGTTTTTTTCAACCTCCTCGATAACAATTTCCATCAATTTTGCTTTTGTAATTTTCATTGGTGTTCTGATTCCAGTCTAACAGGTGGTGTGGGATGCGCGGGAATGTGAATTCCCTCATTAACGACGCTCTCAATTTCATTCAATCTCTCTTGTGCTCTGTGATGTACACAGCATGCATATCCCAAAGCTAACAATGCTAGCCCTACAGCCAGCACATCTAATCGACACAATCTTAAGAGCTTTTGTTTCATTGTAATCCTGCCCATGTTAGCATTATAGTTAGTGTTACGATTGTTCCAAGTGCAAGAGATGCGCCGATAATATCAACCCATCTAATTCCGCGCCAGTCGAGCCAGTGATTTAATTTATTCCAAAGTTTCATTTAAAGTCCTTGTAGGTAATCCAGTATCCATTCGTCAGGCATGCCATCGCGAGCTTTGGCAGTCCCATAGGGCATCTCTCCCCAATCGAATGCGAGAAGTTGAAAAAGTTTGTCGTAAGCGGGAGTACCATAAAAGTCTGCGGAGTCTATCTGGTTATCAAGTATCAGACTAACAAAATTTATTTCGTCGGTCTCAAGTCCTGCTTCTCGCATCACTTCAAGCTGAGTCTTTCCTGGAGAATGTCCTATAGCTCCTCCTTCTGAAATTATAATTTTAAGTTCTTCTTTGATAATCTGTTTAAGTTGTATTTTCGTTATTTTCACACTACCTCCTCTTCTGCGGCAGTATCTATTTTTGGAATTTTCTTCATAAGTTCTATCAAATCTGGAATAGCAATAGTTTCAACCAATATTTTAACCACTTTGCCGGTTAATTCCAAGGTCATAAAAAATTCTGCAGCTTCTCGTTGAATCACCGAATCAGGATCGTCTTCTCTTGGCGCGTCATCAGGGCGCAAACTTCCCAAGCCAGAAACACCGCCACCAAAATTTCCCACCATGCCCCCGACCTCGGAAAAAACCTCTTCCTTAATAATCTGCATCAATTGTGATTTGGTGAGTTTCACTTAGGCTGCTCCCCATAGGTACCAGCCAAGTCCAATGCCCGCGGAAAAAGAGATAAGCTTAACGGCGCCAAGTACAACATAGTCTTCAAGGTTAGCCTTGAATAAAACTAGTTGCTTAACCAGGGTCCATGACCCTCGCGCTAAATCTCGTGGTGTGCTCATTTCTTTTCAGCCTCAATAACCTTCCACTCACTATGGGACTTGCCGGGGTGAGCAATATCGCAAGACCCCTCATGCTCAGCAGTGTGTGCCTCGTTCAAAGGAACACATTCGCCTTCTCCCATTTCATGGTCCTCCCACGTTTCTCCGGGGGGGGCACTTTTGAGACTCCATCTTCTCATCCATAAAATATCGAGGGTCGATAAATTTCTTGTTCTTTCTAATCATTTGTTATTTTCCTTTGGGTAGCCCATTCATACATAGTATGGCAACGAGCCCAGGTACGTTATCGTTAATGTAAACGCCTGAAAAAAGTGTGTCAGTTCTGCCGCCAACATATCCAATCGCAGCATCCATGTGCTTGCTGATTTCTGGATCGTTGGCCATGTCGGACGACACAATCAATAACAATGCGCCAGTCTTGGGCTTTCCTTTGGGGGGTGGACACGGTGATCGCTTCATACAATTTTGGAGAATCATTGCTCCAAGATTGGGAGTCGCAGGATCTTTAACCATTGTCGAACCAATAAACATTCTTTGCGACGTTCTCAAACACGTTTCCAGATCCTTTGTGTCAAATGATTGTATCGGAGACTTATCAGAAGATAGCTTCAATACTTGGGTCCACAGCTTTGCGAATGCCGTGTTCGAAGTGGGAAACAAATTAAGCATTCCTACCTTGCCCCGCAACAGCTTTACCTGTCGCTCGTTATCAATAATAACGTGTGTGTAAGCAGAGACATCATTTATAAGCGTGTTAGCGTTCTTGCTGATGGTGGGATTTAATGTTTCTTGAGCCGTTGGCCACGAGACTATATATACTACTTCACCTTCAGCTTGTACTGACTTAAGGTAACGCTCAAAGACGCTGTGTAGGGAGGCGACGGCAGAACCAGTTCCACCGCCGCCCCCAGCGCAAACGAACAGCCAGTCAACTTTGCCTAATTTTGTGCGGAGGGCGTCTTCTACGACTGTACTATTTGCATCAAACACAGCTTTTCCTAAATTCACATCTTTTCCAATACCATCGGCATCGGGAATCAAAACCACATGCTTATCATCCACATCGTTAGGAACATCTTTAGAAGTGGTATTGACAAGCAAAGTCCTATTGTAACCAAGATCGAGAAAGGCTTTGGCCATTTTACCGCCGCCTCCACCTATACCAATAACGGCGCAGTTCAACGATATAGGAACAGTGTTCTCCGGAAGCAAGTTCTCATGGGTTATTTCTTCATCGTCCCCGTAGTGATCGATAAAATCAAAGTCATCGGGCTCACTAGTTGTGGGGGTGTCGAGAGCAGGCGGGTTTACTTCGCTAGCTGTCTCGGCAAAATCAAAATCATCAGGGTTGCTCATTTAAATCTCCAGGTTATTGGTTAACTTTTGCATAGCCTTTTTTCTTTTCTATTACAATCTGCATATCGACACAATCTTTGAGAGAGTCTAAATGAGAGATCAACAGAACGTTCTTAAAATATACCTTAATTAGTTCCAAGATCCTAATAAAACCCTCCATATTTTCCTCGTCCAATGCCGTGCCGGGTTCATCGAGAATAAACAAGTCGGATTTTGGAAGAGAAGAAACACTCAGAAGCGCCAACCGAATGGCCATGGCTCCCATTGTCTTTTCGGCGCCTGACGCCATTTCAATGGGTCTTTCGTCGTGTTTGGGGTGTTTAATAAAGATATCTAGTTTGTTACCGCCAGTCTCAAAAAACACTTCAAACTCAACAATGTTAGCGAGAACTTTTGCAATCTCTTGATTAATCACTGGAATCTTTTTCTTAATAATATCGTAAGCGATTCCATTGGGGTGCATGCATTGCATAAGCATATCGTATGCAGCATAGTCATTCTGTAGATCTTTATACTCTTGGTGTTGCTGTTGTAAAGATGTCACCTTTTCTTCGTAGGAACCAATCTGTTTTACAAGCTCTAGAGTTTCCTCGTCGCATGTATAGATTTTATCTTTTTTGGTCTCGATCTTATTCTCGTAAGTCTTGTGCTCGTTAATGAGTTTTTCAAGACCATCGATTACTTTTTTGTTTTGATTATATTCTTTGACCTTTGCTTTTGTCTCGGCTGCTTCTAGGTCAGTAGTCGCTTTTGTATTCTTGTTCCGTTCACATTCCAAAAGCAACTCTGCCACTTCGGTCTTAAGTTCTTGAATCAGTTCTTGTATTAAACGATGTTCTTCAAGCTTTTCAGCGGTATCCGTGGGATCTAATTTTTCTAACCGAGTCATTGCAGCTTGAAGATCTTCTTCAATCCCGGGCTTATTGGACACACCTATATATGCATCTTTAATAAAGTGGCATGAAGGGAATTGATCACCACACGGAATACTCTTTAAAAGCTTTTCTTTCTTGCTAATGTTTCCGAGTTCTTCGCGGAGATTAGCAACGCTATGAT